GTAAGGACATTGAGAAGTGGATCAGACAGGTTGTTGCTAAGACTCATAAGGCGAGTGGAGCGGCAATCTGTCCGTTTGCGAAAAGAACACTTGAGGATCGTAAAATACAGATCACGCCTGCGAAGACAGATGTGCTGGATCAGATTGATCAGTGTTGCGGTCTTTTTGTCAGCCTTGGCCTGGATGTTGTCATCCTATATTTCACTGACGAGATAACCGAACGCAAACTCGCCAACATTTGTCGGCGGGCACACCGGAACAACCCTGACTACGCCATCTTTTATGACCACCCAGACAACGATGGACTACATAAGGGTGTGTCGTTCAGTTATGGCAAAATGCCATTAGTGATGATACAGGACATGGCGAAACTCAAACAAGCACAACACAAGTTGAAGAAGTCTGGATACTACGAGAAGTGGGCGATAGACTCGCTTGAGCAGTTTTACTAATAAATAACAACACACTGTGGTATATCCTGCCACGCACAACAAAAGGAGGACTACGATGAGTCAAGAACAAACATCGCAAGACGTTCAGACTGCCACTGGGGCCGCTGACACAGTCTCTAACACGAACCAGGACACAGCGGACAATCAACCCGCGAAAGTCTACACCCAGGCAGAACTTGATGCTGTGGCGGCTGAAGTGAGAAGGAAAGCAGAAGCCAAACTAGCAAAGAGATTTGAGGGAGTGGATGTTGAGAAATACCAAACTCTTGTGCAGAAGGAGGAAGAACTTAAGATCTCCCAAGCCAAAGAGAAGTCAGAGTTTGAGAAACTGTTGAAGGAGAACGCAGAGAAGTTCAATTCAAAGATTTCAACACTGACATCTGAACTGACGAAGATCAAGGTGGATGGAGCATTGATAAATGCCGCATCGACCAAGAAAGCGGTGAACCCAGAACAGGTCGCGAGGCTCGTGAGGGACAACATCAAGATGTCAGAGACAGGTGAGGTTGAGGTCATTGATCCCAAGACGGGTCAGACTAGATACACTGACAATGGTGATCCCTTGACGGTAGATGGGTTGGTTTCAGAATTCCTAAACACCAATCCACACTTCGTTCAAGCGGGACAACCAGGAGGTGGATCCAAGTCCAACACTGGCACGGAAGGTGTTTCCCAAGTTGATGTTAGTAAGCTGGACATGACAAATCCAGAACACAGGAAGATCTACGCCGAGCATCGCAAGAAGCAGGGCTTCTAGGACTTCCATAACAATAACAACTAAAAGGAGATTAGCAAAATGGCTAATGAATCAACTACTACAAGTTTGAATGATCTGATTGCACCCATAGTACAAGAGTCTATGTTTGTTGCATCCGAAACTTCAATCATGCCTGGTCTTGTGAAACAATTCACAGTTCCAGCGAACGCTGGTAAGGTACTACAAGTTCCTCTATACAGCACACAGACCATCGCCAGCGACGCGGGCGAGAACTCAGACCTAGCAAACACTGAAGTATCAACTGGTGTTGCCAACATCACATTAACAGAAGCAGGTATCATGACTACACTGACTGACATGGCTAGAAACCATTCAGTATCAAACGTTGTGGCTGACCTAGGTAAGTTATTTGGTGAGGCGATTGCGAAAAGACACGACAGAGCTTTGACTAGCCTGTTCTCATCTTTCTCATCACAGATTGGTGCGGCGGGTGACGAGTTAGAAGTTAAGGACCTGTTTGAAGCATACGCTACATTGAAAGCAAATGCGGTTCCAGGACCATATTTCGGCGTGTTCAACCCCAAATCAATTTACAATATTAAGAAAACATTGACTAACACTTTTGTTAATCCAAATGCTTCTAGTGTTGTGAACCAAGCGATGTCAGAAGGTTTTGTTGGCAGAATAGCCGGCATTGACATCTTTGAAAGCTCGAACGTTGTTGAAGATTCAGCGACAGGCGTGACCAACGGTATCTTCTCAAGAGATGCTTTAGGTCTTGCAGTTGCTCAAAATATCAACATTGAGACACAAAGAGATGCTTCACTAAGAGCTGAAGAAGTTGTTGCTTCTACAAGATACGGTGTATCTGTATTACACAACTCTTACGGTATCAAAGTGTTAGGAGACAACCAAATCAACTAATTGATTTGATCTCTCCAGATATAGGAAAGGGCGGTAGGAGACTATCGCCCTTTTTTTACGACTTATGATCTTGTGGTTTAACGGACCAAGTTCCGAAAATTTAATACACACACTGCCAAGGCAGGACGTGGAGATAGGTTGCAACTACATCCAACAGATCAGGCCAGTGGATGCCGTGTGTGCGTTTGACATCGAGGTGGTGCAAAATACACGCACAGAACCATCCACCCTCTACTACACAAGGGCCGACGCTCATATGGCGGGTTGGCGTTTGGTTGACAATCACATAGTCAGTGGTGCCAACTCCGGCATACTGGCCTGTTGGGTGGCAGTGAATGAATTCAACTATGACGGCGACATCTACATCATAGGTTGCGACTGGGGACTCACTGACCACAGCAGGTTCGACACAGTGTATGGAAAGGGTGCCACCAGGAAATACAACAACAATAGCAAGAAAAAGATGCAGAGGTTATTTGAACGCCATTCGGTGTTCGTGGTCAATGACCAGACGCCAGACGTCAGCTTGCCAGTGATCACACAACGACAGTTCCTACGACAGATCCAATAAATAACAGCAACGGGGAAGGACCCCGTCAACGAAAAAAGAAGGACTTTTGACCATGGCGCAATTCGCAACCGATACTGACCTATTGGAATACGTTCCTGATATCAAGAAATACGGCATACAGGAATTCTCAGCAGAACACGAAAACACTTACGATGACATCATCAGACTACTCAATGTGAGATGGTGGCCCACCACTGGATTCTCGAGATACGACATCTCGGTGCTAGGCGGCACGGAGAAGCTGTCACCCAGCAGACTCAACTCGGATCAGTTCACCAGGGCCGCGGTTTATCATGTCCTGGCCTACTACATCTATCCAAAATTATCCACGTTCGAACCAGATTCAGATTCATTCCAGGAGAGGATGAAATTCTACAAGGAGAGGTTCCACGAGGAGTTCGACCTCATACTCAAGGACGGGGTCCACTATGACCTGGATAGCTCGGGCTCATACACGGACAGTGAGAAACAATCATTTTACAAGGGTAGGTTGATCAGATAATGTCAGCGAGAGAAGAGATAGCAAAGAACATAGTAGCACAGTTGGAGAACATGACTGATCCGGCGCCGGGCAAGGTGTCGAGGATCTTCTTTGATGTTCAGAAACTGGCCATAACACAATTTCCAGCAATCCTAGTGGTGACCGGCAACGAGGTCAGGAGCGACATATCGATGAGCGCCAGGGAATCCACACTTCAATACCAACTGAGATGCTATGTGCGGGGAACGGAGATCGACACCCTGAGGAACGAGATGGTTGAACGAATAGAAGAATCGTTGGAACTGTCACGTGACCGTGACATAGATCTCAGCACCAGCAACATACACAACGTCAAGACACAGATCACGGGAGTGGATGTGATCGAGAGAGAACTGCCACTGGGAGAAGTCAACGTGGTAGTGGACGTCAAATATCAATACAAGAAAGGAGTCTTATAATGGCAATCCAAATGTATAAAGGCAAAGTTTCAGAGATCGTGGCGAACAGAGATGTTAAGTCACGTCTGGAAGATGGTTGGACCTTCAAACCATCACAACCAAAAGCAACTTTCAAGTTCAGCAAAGACAAGATCAAGGCGAGCGCGGAAGTTGAAAACAAACAAACCGATCCTACTGGTCCAGAGGATCTAAACAAAGAGGAACAATAAGATGGCAACTAATACTACCACTTACAATGGTCAATCTGGTGTTGTGAAATATGATGTTTCTGGAACAGCGACTGCGGTTGCTGAAGTTAGATCATTCACAATAGACCAGGAGACAGCAACAGTTGAAAACACTGTGATGGGCGACAGCAACAGGACATACCTGCCGAGCCTTGCGCAGTTTTCAGGAACAATGGATGTTTTCTTCAGAGATGACGACTCAGCGGCCAACGCCCTTTTCGCAGGAATAGGTGCTGACGCGGCTACACTTGAAGTTTTCCCATCAGGAGAGACTACAGGTATCAAGTTATCCGGAGAGATAATCATAACTGGACACTCAATCACATCAAACTTTGATGGAATGGTTGAGGCTTCAGTTTCATTCCAAGGAACAGGTGCGTTGACAAAAGCAGACTTATAATAGTGTTTTCGATAACGTCACTTAACAGCAAACGGGTAATCACTGAACTAAAGAAAGATATTGTTCAGCAGGTTCGCCTGGTGGCCGAGGATCTTTTCAAGACATTAGAAAGATACACTCCCAAGAGATCTGGTCGTGCTAGATCGAGATGGAGGCTGAGGGGCAGAGACATGAAGTATCGTGCTATAAACGATGCTCCATACATCAACCGCTTGGACCAAGGCTACTCAAAACAATCACCTCGTGGTATCAAACGACCTGCCATCAGGGAAGTTGCTAACAAGCAAAGGAGATTCAAATGAATCAAGCAGTAAAAACGCAATCACCCATCGCCAAGATAGCACAACACTATCAGTCAGCGATATCAGGTGAGTTGACGAAAATAAACATTCCTGAATGGGATATGGAGATCTATTGTAGGAAGACATATCCCTTCAAGGAAGAGTCCAAGATAATTGAATTACAATCACAGGGCAAGACGGTAGACGCCCTCGTGGAGAGTTTGATAGTCAAGGCTCTAGACAAGGAAGGCAAAAAAATCTTCACTGCCTATGACAGGATCAGCCTCATGAGCGAAGCGGATCCATCAGTGATAGTGAGGGTGGTTGGTGAGATCAACAACCTCGAACAGAGGGCAAAAATTGAGGATCTCGCAAAGGAATAAAAACCAATGTTGACCTAGGCTTTATCATGATGTTGGCGGACAGGTTGAAAATGCCTGTCGCGGAGATAATGGCACTGTCTACATTGGAAATGGACCTTTGGGCCGCATGGATTAAGATCCAACAGGATGTTGCCAACGAACAGATGCGGAAGGCAAAGGCACAGAGCAAAAGGAGAAGGTAAATGGCCACAGACAAGTTGATTGTTGATGTCGTAACCAAGAACACCCAACGACTCGACGCACTGGAAAAACAACTGGGCAGGGTCAACCGATCCACCATCGACCTAGGTGGAGCGGCCAAACTTGCGGCGG